GTTATGCTATTTTATGATTCTGAGTTCGGTTCACCACAATCATATTTCCAACAATTTAATATTGATACTGATCGAGTTCTTCATACGCCAATCGTAAACGTAGAAGAGCTCAAATTCGATTTAGTAGGTCAACTTGAAAACTTAGATCGAGGTGATAGAGTTATTATTGTTATTGATTCTATTGGTAACTTGGCATCTAAGAAAGAAATGGAAGATGCTCTTAATGAAAAGAGTGTAGCAGATATGTCTCGTGCTAAAGCCTTAAAGGGTTTGTTTCGTATGACTACTCCATATCTGACGATGAAAGATATTCCATTGCTTGCAGTAAATCATACCTACATGGAAATTGGTTTGTTTCCAAAGGCAATAGTTGGTGGTGGCACTGGCATCTATTATTCAGCCGATAATATTTGGATTATTGGTCGTCAGCAAGAGAAAAAGGGTACAGACATTATTGGTTATAACTTTGTAATCAATGTAGAGAAATCTCGTTATGTAAAAGAGAAATCTAAAATTCCTATCAGCGTGACTTGGGATGGAGGCGTAGCATCACATAGTGGCTTGCTTGAGGTTGCTCTTGCAGGTGGATATGTTACAAAACCTGCGAATGGTTGGTATGCGCCAGTTGATCAGAATTCAGGCGAAGTATTATCTAAAGTTAGATTTGCTACTACTCAAGAAAAACATTTCTGGGATCCCATCTTTCAACATTCAAACTTTGCAGAATTTATTAAAAAGCAATATAGCATTGGCTATCAGTCAGAAGTAGAGATGGATTCTATTGTAGAGGAAGAGTGATGATTGAAAATCAAGATTATGAATTAATTCCTGGAGATAAAGAAAGCTGGAATATTAGATTTCTGAAAGGGCCGTTTATTGAAACAGTAATTTCTTTCGGAAAATTAGAAATAAAGGAAGATTCTGATTTACTTTCTTTTAATATTGAAGTAGAATATACTCCAGACGATACTATCACCGTAGAAAACATGGAACTACAAGAAGCTTCTGGTGAAGTATTAAAATCAATATTAACTAATATCCTTGAAAAAGAGACAACAGCTTGAATACAAATATTGAACAAACCGTGATTCGCAACGTTCTTACTAATGAGCATTTCATGCGTAAGACGTTGCCTTTTATTAAACCCGAATATTTTGAAGGCGTATATAGGATTCTCTTTAAAGAGATTGCTAAGTACGTTGCTAAGTATAATAATCTACCTACGGCTGAATCATTTAAGATTGAAGTGGATCAGTCTGATAAATTCAACGATGAACAATACCAGCATGCAGTAGAAATCATTCCACAGATTTTTGCTAATGACGATATCGATAATAAATGGCTTATGGATACTACTGAGAAATGGTGTCAAGATCGTGCTGTATATAACGCAATTATGGAAAGCATAAGTATTATTGATGGCAAACATTCCACGCTTACCAAGAACTCGCTCCCTGACATACTTACAAAAGCACTCTCGGTCAGCTTCGATACCAATATCGGGCACGACTACATCGAGAATGTCGAAGAACGATACGATTTCTATCATGAACAAGAAGAACGCTTGGCCTTTGATTTGGAGAAATTCAACCAAATTACAAAGGGAGGTATTCCTAATAAAACTCTTAACATTGCTCTCGCTGGTACTGGTGTCGGTAAGTCTTTGTTTATGTGTCATGTTGGTGCAGCTGCTTTAACTGCTGGTAAAAACGTATTATACATAACTATGGAAATGAGCGAAGAAAGAATCGCTGAACGTATTGATGCTAATCTACTTGATGAACCTATCGATCAACTTGAATTCTTATCTAAAGAACAGCTCGTAAAAGGTGTATCTAATCTAAAAACTAATGGCAAACTTATTATTAAAGAATACCCTACTGGCCAAGCTCATACGAATCACTTTAGGGCTTTGCTAAACGAACTTAATCTAAAACGTAATTTTGTGCCTGATATTATTTTTATTGATTATCTTAATATCTGCGCATCTAGTAGAATGAAAGGTATGGGCGGTGCAATCAACTCATATTCCTACATTAAGGCAATTGCTGAAGAGATACGAGGCCTCGCGGTGGAATTTAACGTACCGATCTTCTCTGCAACACAAACGACTCGTTCGGGTTTTAGTAATTCGGATGTTGGGCTTGAAGACACGAGCGAGTCTTTTGGATTACCCGCTACCGCAGATCTCATGTTCGCACTTATATCAAACGAAGAACTCGAACAGAATGGCCAAATAATGGTCAAGCAATTAAAGAATAGATACAACGATCCGAGTCAAAACAAAAGATTTGTTATAGGTGTTGATAGATCTCGGATGAGACTATTTGATATGGACAATCCTGATGCAGGTTTAGTTCAAGATGTACCAGCTTTTGATAAAACTGAAGTGAACCAAAGATTTAAGGATTTTAAAATACAATGAACCGAAAATATTGGTTAGAACAACAAATAAAAACGAATAACTGGAAAAGCGGTGTAGAGCTTGGAGTCTTGAGAGGACCTACTTTTAAACATCTCTCAACTTGTAACAAGGAATATACACACTATGGAGTAGATGTTTTTGTAAATGATAGGCATTGGAGATCTCACAATATAACCACAACAGAAGAAATATTAGATGTTCCTGCAGTTGAATGGTATAAGGGATTAGAAGAGTTCGCAAAAGAAAATAATTCTATTCTTATAAGAGACTTTTCTCATCTTGCAGCATCTAGGTTTGAAGATGAAGAGTTCGATTATGTTTTTATCGATGCGGGCCACAAGTTTGAAGATGTTGTTAAGGACATGAATGCGTGGATTCCTAAGGTAAAAAAAGGCGGAATGATATCTGGACACGATATTAATATGCTAGACGTAAAAATGGCAGTGACTTCGATTAATCTTAATTATGATATCGGTCCTGACAATATATGGTATTATATGAAAGGAAATAAATAATGGCAAAAGGTTTTACTAACTCAAAGAAAACTTCAATCGGAAGGCGCAACGTTAAAATGTCTTCTATGAATAAATCAAAGAAAAGTGGATTTAAAAAATATCGAGGACAAGGTAAATAATGAAAGCTCGACTTATATCATATAGCCAACCCGTAAGACATGTTCACTCTGGTGAACCAGGTATTATGGGTTTAGAAAATATTCAAGATCTAGTCGCGTATTGTGCAAGAGTTTCGAATCCATCGAATCAAGCTAATACTAAAACTACGGCTAAGCTTTTAGATTATCTTATTAAGCATAAGCATTGGAGCCCGTTTGAAATGGCATCCGCTTGCATTGAAATCGAAACTACTCGTGATATTGCTAGGCAGTTATTAAGACACCGGTCATTTTCGTTTCAAGAATTCTCTCAACGCTATGCAGATATCAGAGACTTAGATGATAACTATGTCTTAAGAGATGCAAGGCTGCAAGATCCTAAGAATCGTCAAAACAGTGTTGAAAACGAAGATATGGCTCTTGAAGATGAGTGGGCAAATAAACAGATGGCCGTCATCGAAGCGGCAAAGATGGCGTATAGTTGGGCTATAGATAATGGTATTGCAAAAGAACAAGCAAGAGCCGTTTTGCCGGAAGGTAATACAGTTTCAAGATTATATGTGAATGGTACTATTAGATCATGGATTCATTATGTTGAATTACGTTCTGCAAATGGAACGCAGAGAGAACATATGGACTTGGCAATAGAAGTTGCTAAATCTATTAATGGAATTTATCCAAATATCCAAGATTTTATAGGAGAATAAAATGGGCAAACTTTTACATACGCTTCATGCTGATAATGAAGCGGGGCATTGCGAAGTAAAATTTAATTCTAAAGAAGAATCTTTTTATATTAAATATTACCGTGCCGATGGAAAGTTTTTCCACCAAGAAGATTTTAGTGGAAAATCTATTCATTATGTGAAATCTGCGGCAGAAAACTGGTGTACAGGGATTAAAAAGTTAGGTATAATATGAGTATGAAATATGAAATGGAAGTACAAGCTGATTCTGATGGTGAACTCTTTTTAGAGTTTCCTGATGAATTACTTGATGCTATGAATTGGAGTGCGGGTGATACTTTAATCTGGGAACAATCAGATATTGGAGTATGGACCTTTAAAAAGGAAGAAACGAATGAGTGATAATTGGGTAAATGATATTGAAGATATGCACGATAAGTTTGGTGTACATGATTGGTTTCAAGCTAATCGTGGTGACAAAGCTTTGATGCAGAAATATCTTATGTTTCGTATGCTTATGATTGGTGAAGAATACCAAGAGACACTGTC